CTGTTGCACCTACATTAGGTACTGCCTTGGGTGGACCAATGGGAGGAATGGCAGCTAACATGATATCAGAAGTGTTAGGTGTTCCTAATACTCCAAAGGCTATAGAGAAAGCTATAGCAGATGCAACTCCAGAACAAATGCTAGAACTTAAAAAAGCTGAACAAGCTTTTGAAGTGCAAATGAAAGAGCTTGAAGTAGATGTATTCTCTTTAGAGACAGCAGACAAACAAGATGCTAGAGGTAAGTTCAGTAAAGACTGGACAGCTCGTATCATAGGTGTTGTAGTAGTAGGCGGATTTATGGGATATATATTTTTAGTAACACTACAACCACCTGAACAGAACTCTGAAGCCCTTATAAACTTAGTACTTGGATACCTTGGTGGTTTAGCAAGTGCTGTTATATCGTTTTACTTTGGAGCTTCGCACACTCAGAAAGACTAATGGATGTAGTATCAGTCATAACAGAACTAGGCTTTCCTATTGCAGCAGCTTTAGGACTAGGTATGTTTGTATGGAAGCTTATCAATAGAATCATTGATGGCATGGAAACTAAACTAGATACTTTAGATGAGAAGGTTCAAACAGCTTTAGATACTATGGAAGAAAGAGTATCTACAAAACTAGATAGTCAATACGGTATTATAGTAGCCTTGATTGACAGGGTAAGAGCTTTAGATAATCAAAGCATTAGACAAGATGTACTCTTGAAAACATTACTAGGAGTACCCAACTTAATAGATATAGGAAAAATAGCGAAAGCGGATAGGGAAGATGAACGTAAAGATTAAATTAAAACCAACATTTAAAAGTAAAAAGTCTGAAAGGAACTGTAAGTTCTGTATAACTTTTTGGTGTATGTTAGTTATGTTCTTATCTGTTAATAGTTTAGCAGATGAGATAGTCTTTAAGTTTAAGAGTCCTAGCTTTAGTGGTATTAATACTAGCTCACATTACCTTACTATACAGAATCAAGAGTTCAATAGAAAACAAGCCCTTGCTGCAGAGATAAAAGCTTTACAAGACCAGATAGAAAGAGACAAAGAGAATACAACCCTTGCTCGTTTCATTCGTAACTTGGAATCACGTATATACTCACAGCTATCAAGACAGTTAGTAGAGAACTTGTTTGGTGAGACTCCTTCTGACTTTGGTACACTAACTTTAGAAGGCAATACAATTGTCTACAAAGTAGAAAACGGAATAATAACTTTAACTATAACGGACAGTGATGGTAACTCAACGACTATATCTTTGCCTGTTGGTAACTTTACTTTCTAGTTGTGCAGTAGTACAGGAGAGTGGAGATTTAGTTTTAACTAAGAAAATCCAATCAACTACTACATTAAGTTTACAATCAGAAGAGTTAAAGAATTTACCACCGGCTAAAGTAAAACCAACGATAGCTATATACCCTAATAGTTTTAGGGATTTAACAGGACAGCGTAGAAGTAATAGTACTTTTGCTTTGTTCAGTACAGCTATAACACAATCGCCTGAAGCTTTTCTTATCAGAGCTTTTAAGCATACGTCAGGTGGAGAGTTCTTTAGAGTTGTAGAGCGTGTAGGTTTAGATGACCTAACAAAAGAAAGACAGCTTATACGTAGCACACGTAAAGAATTTAAAGAAGATAATAGTTTAGAACCTTTGTTATTTGCAGGGTTACTAGTACAAGGTGGAGTGATTAGCTATGAGTCTAATCTAAAATCTGGTGGTTCTGGTGCAAGATATTTAGGTATTGGAACAAGCAAACAATTTAGGGAAGACACAGTTACTATATCTTTAAGATTAGTTTCTGTATCTACCGGTGAAGTTCTTATGGAAACATTAGTATCCAAAAGTCTTTTATCAACAAGTGTTTCGCAGGATATATTTAGGTTTATATCTACTGGTACAGAACTAGTAGAAATAGAAGGTGGTATATCTGAGAATGAAAGTGTTTCTATAGCGTTACAAAAGGCTGTAGAGAAGGGAGTATTGAATATAATAAATATTGGAATAGAGAGAGGCTATTGGAAATATGAATAAAATAATAATAGGTTTGTTAGCTATTGTATCTTTGGGGATATACGCTGCTGATAACGAAATATACATAGACCAGACTGGTACTACATTTAATTTAGATGCGGAGCAGTTAGGTTCAGGTAACATTATAGGCGGAGCTGATGCTGCTGCTGGGTCGATGACTGCTCTAGACCTAGACGGCAATGTTCAGACTATCGATGTTAATCAAATTGGGTCGAGTAACAAATTTCTCGGAGACATTACTGCTAATAACTTTATAGGTTTCTGGGAATTTGATGGTTCTACTAACGTGTTCAACGTACAGATAGACCCTGCTAATACTTACGGTGCTGACAATTCAGATGTTAATGTAGATGTAACAGGTGGTACAAATACCTTTACACTAGACTTAGCAACTACATCTTTAGCAAGTAATGCAGACGTTGATTGGGTTATTAATGGAGATGGTAACACGTTTGATTTTAATATTAATAATGCTGACGCAACTAATGATGTCAATGTTGATGGTAATGATAATACAATTAACTTTACAGGTCAAGGTTACGCTGGTGGTTACTTTAAATTAAATCAGACAGGTAATTCTAGAACATTTAACATACAACAACTGAGTACTTTAGACAATGACTGGTTACGCATCACGTCTAGTGGTAATAGTGGCACTGTTTGTGTCATTCAAAATGACGGGGGAAGTGCAGTCGGTTGCTAATATAGGCAACATTACTGAACTAAACGGAACAGGTAGAGTCGTAAGAGACAAAACCTACAAAGCCTCTTTAGCCCTAGACATAAACAGCTACGATAATGTCCAAACTTCTAACGGAAGAATGGGCATTACTTTTTTAGATGACAGCCAAGTTAGATTGACTGAGCATTCTGAATTAATCATAGACGAATTTATCTATGACCCAGACCCTTCTAAGTCTAGGATGGCTTTACAATTTGCTAGTGGAACTGCAAGGTTTATCACAGGTAAGTTAGCTACAATAGATAAAGAAAATATAACCATAAGAACTCCTAGTGCCACAATAGGTATACGTGGTACAGACTTTACCGTGACTGTTGATGAGTTAGGTAGAAGTTTAATTATATTATTACCCGATGATGATGGTCTTCCTAGTGGAGAGATTCTTGTCAGCACAGCTATGGGACAGGTAGTTCTTAACAAGCCTTACCAAGCTACAACAGTTTCTATGTTTGAAACTAAACCAACCAATCCAGTTATCCTTGACTTAACCCTAGAGTTAATTGATAACATGTTAATCGTAAACGCACCAAGGGAAGTAAAGCAGAATGAAGGACAAGATGGAGGGAGCAGTGTTAATAGTCTTGATGTTGATTTCCTTGAGTTTGATGATTTAGAAACAGACTATTTAGCAGAAGATGATTTAGAATTTACAGAGTTAGACATTAATTATTTAGATGTAAACTTTCTTGAAGACTTGTTAGATGTCATAGAAGATGTAAACGAACTAGACCAGACTTCAACAATTTTAAAAACTAGTATAGATTTAAAAGGTACTAGTATGGGTTACGATAGCACTACCCAGATAAATACTTTTATGACAGATAACGTCATAACATTTTATAAAGCTTTAGAAGATACTATTAAATTAGATTTAAATAAAGCAAACGCTTACACCATTGTAATGATACAGAATGGTAAGAGTACACAGATAGTTGTCAACGGTGGAGGAGACTCTACCATTAACATAACACAAGGGGATTAGTATGAAGTGGGCATTTACCTTACTAGGGCTACTTACATTGCCTTTACTTTTTAACGCAGTCCCATTAGAAGTCTTGAGATTAAAAACATTTGATGCTCTAGTACCCGAACAAAGTCCAACCGGACACTTTACAATCCTTAACATAGACGAAACTTTCCTAGATGAACAGGGTGGATATCCTTTACCTAGAGAAACACTTGCAAAGATTCATAAAGATATAATGGATGCTGGAGCTTTAGGAGTTGGTTGGGTTATGTTATTCCCACATCCTGATAGACTCGGTGGAGACGATGAGTTTTCTAGAGCCTTACAAAGTTCTGCAAGTGTTATAGCCATGCCTGAAGTAGCTAACGGTCTCTATCCTCCAACACATGGTACAGTTATCAAAGGTCCGATAGTATCTTTACCAAAAGCTCAAGGCTTCTTAGAGAACATAGATGTATTAAAACAATCAGCTAATCAAGGTGCTATCTCTGCACCAGTAGATGTAGATAATTTAGTAAGGCGTATACCTTTACTACAACAAACTAACAATGGGTGGGTCGCTTCGTTTGGAACGGAAGTTTTAAAAATACTAGGAGGTGGTCAGACTTATCAGGTTGTAACAAACCTAAATGGAATTGAACAGGTTAGAGTGAGAGGCATTCCACCCATTGCCACAGATAGTCTAGGACGTAAATGGATTAGCTGGGTAGACACACCACAAACAACACTAAAAGAACTGGACGTTGAGTCTAAGTTTGTGTTTGTTGGTTTTACTGCTAAAGGTATATCACCACAGTTAGCTACACCTGTTGGATTATTAGAACCTCATAAGATTCAAGCAGCTCTGTCAGAAAGTATGTTGATGGACACACCACAGATACCAGACTATAGATTGTTTGTTGAGCTATTATTACTATGTGTCTCAGGCTTACTCACAGCTCTTCTAATAGCACGGTTAGGTATTACTGGAGGCATAGTATCAGTTGGTGTTTTAATGACATGCGTGGCTTATCTAGGATATACTATCATACAAAAGAATATACTTATAGATGTTACATGGAGCATGATAAGTATGACACTTATTGCTACCCAACAGTTCTATTTAAATTTTAGAACGCAGTTCAAGCTAAGACAACAAATTAAAAAACAGTTTGAACATTACCTTGACCCTAGGCAAGTTAAAAGACTACAGAATAATCCTGAGTTACTTAAGTTAGGAGGCGAAAGAAGGTACTGTACATTTTTATTTACAGATGTAAGAGGATTTACAAGCCTGTCAGAAAAATTAGAACCCGAAGAAGTTACTAAGCTTATGAACAAAGCATTAACTATACAAGCTAATGCAGTTCAAAAGTATGATGGTATGGTTGATAAGTATATAGGAGACGCAATGATGGCTATCTTTAACGCACCTATAGATGTCGAAGACCATGAAAATAAAGCCATCCAAGCAGCGTTACAAATACAGAAAGATATGAAAGAAGCAAACTTAGGCATTGAGATAGGCATAGGAATAAACAGTGGCGTTTCGTGTGTAGGTAACCTAGGAAGCTCATCACGATTTGATTATACTGCCATAGGAGATGCTGTCAACTTAGCTGCTAGACTAGAGAGTGCTACTAAAGAAGTTGGACAAGACATACTCGTAGGATATAACACTGCAATAAAGAGTGCTACATCCTTGAGACTTTTAAAATCTATACATGTTAAGGGTAAAGAAAAAAGCATACAGATATTTACTATTTCTGAGTCATCACTCTAGCACTTAAATAGTTTTCGATGTAGTTATGTACGCCATCTAATTTAAGTGTAGCTTCTCTGACTACAGTGTTTAAAGTATTGTATTCTTCTTTAGATAAATACTTCTTTAAACTAGAGATATCTGTTGCTATTCTTTCAGTTACTAGTTTACCTGACCTGTCGTAAAGAAGCCTGTAGCTTAACACTTGGGCTTCTTCTCTTTTTGTCCTGCTCATTATTCTATTCCTGTAAATGTAACACCATCTTGTTTGCCTCGAAGTCCTGCTTTCATGTAAGAGGTAGCTCTACCTTCAAAGAAGTTCTGATGTTCAACACCCATGACTTCATCAATCCAACCTAGAGGGTTTTCTTTTTGGTCATAGTTAGTTTTTAATCCTAGCTGAAGTAATCTTCTATCGGCTATGTATCTATTGTAAGCATACATATCTTTCTTAGTTAATCCCGGAAGGTCTCCCATCTCAAACACTAAGTCTAAGAACTTATCTTCAAGCTCAACCATCTCTCTACAGATTTGATAAAGCTCTGCTTTAAAATCATCTGTCCATATCTCTATGTTCTCTTGTATAAACTCTCTGAACAACTTAGTCATAGCTTCAACATGCATTGACTCATCACGGATAGAGTAAGTAACAATCTGCCCCATACCTTTCATCTTACCAAACCTAGGGAAGTTAAGTAATATAGCAAAGCTAGAGAACAACTGTAACCCCTCGGTAAATGCTGAGTAAACTGCTAGAGTCTTAGCTATAGTTTTCTTATCAGACTTAAGGGGTTTAAACTCTCCAACATAATCATGCTTGTCTGCCATCTCTTCGTACTCTGAGAAAGCTTTATACTCTATCTCAGGCATACCAACTGTATCAAGCAGTAAGCTATACGCATCTTGGTGTATTGATTCCATGTTAGCAAAAGAACTCATCATCATTCTTGCTTCAGGTTTCTTAAAGATAGGCATGTACTTATCAATGTAGCCCGAAGCAACATCAACATCTGACTGAGTAAACAATCTAAATATCTGTGTAAGTAAATGCTTTTCTGCTGGTGTGATATCCTGCCAATCTTTTACATCTGTGTGTAATGGTACAGATTCAGGCATCCAATGCATTTGGTTTTGTAGTTTGTAATACTCATACATCCACGGGTACTCAAACGGTTTATAGTAATCTCTAGTTTTTAATAGACTCATAATTTTTCCTTACCCTTCACAGGCTATACATTCCACATCGTCTAATCTAATACGTGGAACTTTAGTGTTTACATTCTCTACATTTCTTGCTGCATTAGTTCTAAAGTAATACAACGATTTTAATTTATTCATACCATACCAATGAACATCACTCACATACTGCATATAAGCATCATGTATCTCTTGAGGTTCTGTTGACTTCGGTAAGGTAAAGAATAAGTTTACCGACTGTGCTTGACAAACAAACTCTTGTCTTTTGTAAGCATGTTCTACAATCCATATCTGATTTATCTCATTGGCTGTCTTGAATATTTCTTTTTCATCATCAGTTAATATATCTAACTGTTGTACAGAACCTTCGTTAGCCGAGATGTCTTTCCAAATTTCTTCTAGTTCTTTTCCTTTTAATCCTTTAGCCTTAAGAACTTTCTCAAGGTATTTATTCTTAACTTGATACGAACCTGAGAGAGTCTTATGAGTATAGCAGTTAGCCCTATAAGGCTCAATACTAGGGGAAGTGCCACTACATATAATCCCACTACTAGCATTAGGAGCAATAGCCATGAGGTTAGCGTTCCTATTACCCGTGCCGTGGACATCCGGAGCTTCTCCCCTGTTGGCAGCCAGTTCTTTAGTAGCTGCTTTGGCTCTAGCTTTGATAAGGGTGAATGCTCTATGATTGAAACCAGTTGCATATATTCCTTCAAAAGGAATGTCTTTAGACTGGAGATACGCATGGAAGCCCATAGCACCGAGCCCGAGACTTCTCTCTCTATATGCCGAATACGCAGACTTAGTATATCCTTCCTTACCTTCTCTAACATATTTTTGAAATCTTTTAAAATTTGCACTGTAGTCTCCTAATTGTGTTGTGTCTATTGCGTTGTCAATGTAATGTTGTAACACATTGTCAAGCATGGTTATTAAATCTTCTATGAAGTTGTCATCCTTTGACCAGTCATCGAAGTGTTCTAAGTTTACTGATGACAAACAACAGACGGCTGTTCTTTCTTCGTCAGTAGGTAGAGTAATCTCTGAACATAAGTTACTTTGTCTAATCTTAAGACCTAAATCTTTTTGTGTTTTAGGTAACGACTCGTTGCAAGTATCTATGTTAATCATGTAAGGCTCTCCTGTCTCTGCTCTAGCATGAATGATTTGCCACCATATATCTCTAGCGTTTACTATCTTGACAGCCTCTTTAGATTTAGGGTCAATTAATCTCCAGTCTTCGTCTTTCTCTACAGCCTGTAAGAAGGCGTTGGTAATGTTAATACCATTGTGTAGGTTAAGATTCTTTCTGTTGATATCACCACCTGATTCTTTTCTCATGTTTATAAACTCTTCAATTTCCGGATGGCTTATATCCATGTAAGCTGCATAGCTTCCTCGTCTTGTTGTGCCTTGGTTGAAGGCTAACATCTGAGAATCAACTACATGCATGAAAGGAATGCTTCCAGTAGAACGACTCCCATGAGTAGTTGAAACACCATTGCTCCTAATATCGCCCCAATATCCACCGATGCCTCCACCAGAACTAGCGAGCCATATGTTCTCATCATAGTGAGCAGATAAACCACCCCTGCTGTCAGGAACATAATTGAGGAAACAGCTGATAGGAAGCCCACGAGTTGTACCCCCGTTACTAAGTATAGGAGTGCTAAACATGAACCAACGAGAGGAACTGTAGTTATAAAGTCTCTGAGCCAACTCAAAATCTGTGACACCCTTGAAGGTTGCTCCGTAGACTGAGGCTCTTGCGAATGCTTCTTGTGCATGTGTTTCTTTCTCCCAAAAATATCTATCTTTTAATGTATCAAGACTAAACTTATCAAAGGTTTTTTCTTTGTCGTAGTCTATTTCAATTCCTAAGTAAGGCTTAGTTCCTATTTTGTCTTCAATCATTTTCTATGTCCTGTAAATGTAAAGCCATTATAGCATAGTGTATAATCTTTAGCAAGTCTTTTTCATTGTACCCTTCTTTTTTACCGTACCTCATAGCATACTTTATAATATTACCCATGCAAAAACCCTCACCATGTCCATTATCAAATATAATATCAGTTGCTTGGTACTCACCATAAGCATAGTGTTGGTCATAAGTGCTATCAACATATCTTTTTATTTGTTTTAATGTTTGACCTTCATTAAATTTATAATTCATCTTCTCTCCAGTTGTCAGGTAAAGTATCTTCACTATACCATGTAAAATTATTTGTCTCTGCCCACTCAGCATGACTTCTTTTAGTTCCGTTCTTTCTTCTTTTTGCCTGTGGCATAGGTGCAAAAGGACTCAAGAATAAAAACACTAACTCTTGGTTAGGCTTCAAAGCTTTCCTTACCCAAATATATTTATTGTATTCTTGGTAGTCCCAAAATCTTCCCTTTGCTTCAAGCAAATATTCTTTACCATTTATTTTTTTAACAAAGTCAGGCTCATATTTATGCTCAACTATGTAAGGCACTTTGTTTGTATGATGCTCCCACTTCTGTAAAATAGTAGTGTGTAAGGTGTGCTCCCACTTAGAGTCATATCCTTTAGGCACATCCTTTTCTTTAGGACGAATCTTTCTAGGCTTTCTAAACCCAACCACTAGCTAACGTCCGAGTAAGTAATATCTTTAAGCTCTTTGTTTACAGCTACTTTCTTAATCAACTTAGCAAACCAACGAGGTGTGTAGGCTGAAATCATTAGCTTTCTATTTGCATAGAAGTGAGACTCTTCAGGTAAGTATTGTTTGAAGTTAGTTACAGATACTTTCTTTTGTTCTTCATCTGTAAGCATAGACTTCAACCAAGTTACTACAAACTGCTCTGATAATTTTCTTATTTGTTTTGATTTCTTTCCACTCATATTAGTATTTCCTCAACCTTTGGTTCTTTAACAACCTTTGTAAAATATACAGGACCTTTAGCATAGCTATACGCTTTTAACCCCTGCCCATCGTTAGCCCCTTTATGGCATTCTATTTTGTGCGGACACCAGCCACATCCTTTAGCTAGTTTCATGTTACCTGATAGTCCTTCGGCTACATCTTCATAACAAAAATCAGGTGGAGTGTCTGCCACTATTGATTTTTTTACGTTCTTTATTCTAGAAACTATGTTAGGTTTCTCCATGTCATCAGGTATGTAAGTGCAAAGCTCTCCTGTTTCTTTATTCATAACCAAGAAGCCACCCTCACTCGTTCCTTCTGCTTCCTCATACCCAGCTAACTGAGCAAGGTATCCGAATGGGTCGTCTTCACCTAGAGTTCCATCTCTAAATTTCTTAAAGGCATAACCCGAAGCTGTCTTAACATCAACAACCTGTCCGTTAATCTTACAATCCATATGTCCCTTGATTCCGTTGACTGTAATTTCTTTTTGCATAGAGGTTATGTTGTGTCCAGATAATTTAACAAAGAACAAAACCAACACCTCAAGTAAATGTCCGTACAAGAATTTAATCTGTGTGTTAGGTGTTAGTTTTTCTGTTGAGTCCGACTTATTATGTGCATCAAACCACAGTCTTCTTTCAGGCTTACCTATGTTAGACATCCTAAGAGTTTCCTTAGAGCTTCTGTCTTGTGGAGTAGCCCAGTGTCTAAGAGCATCAGACATCTCTTTACCAAACTGTTCGTATGTTTCTTCTGAAATATCTAATTCGTTTCCGTCCGTTAAGGAATCTAATACTGCATAGATATCAGGGACTACATCACTTAATTTCTTTTCTTTCATCTTCTGTCTCCTTAAATGCTTTAATTATGTCTGTTGAAAATAGCTTTTGTAAGTTTACCAAAAACATTTTACTTGCGTTACTGTCTCCACCCGACACAGTTTTAAATGTATCTAGTTTATCCACGATTGTTTTGAGAACATCTGTTTTAAAAACAAGAGTACAGAATTCATTGTCACCAACACATAGGTTATGAAACCAGTAGTCAGATTCAGTTGCCCTGATACCTGAAGGTTTACCATAGGACTCATACTCTATACATATGTTTCCCGTCTTCTGCCATAAATCTTTTTCAGATTTAACTTCTATCTTTTTATTGGTCATCATGTCTGCTATTTTATCTTCTCTTATTGTACCATAAGCTAAGTCAATGTCAAACTTTTTTCTATCTTCTTTAATTGGTTTCATATTTTTCCTTGTATGTATTTAATATTTCTAAAGCTTTATCTAAATTTATTTTTATCCACTCTCCATTATTTTTTTCTGCAAAGAAGTAAATAAGGTCAAGTATTTTTCGCTCAGCTTTCGTTTGGTTTTTTACTGTAATTAATTTTACACATTCAAAATCTTTTAAAGGACAAGCAGCTTGAAACTGTGCTATTCTTTTTTTAGAATCTGAACTTTTACCTACTTTAATCCACCCTTTCCAAGCAGGATTTTGAAAGATATAAATTTCTCCTTTGAGCTTAGCTAACCACTCTCCTTTACCATACTTTTTATCCATATGTTTCTTAAGTCCGGGGGCTGATAAATGTTTTTTAGTTTTTTCTTTTAAGTATTCACACGCACCTCTTAACGACATATTATTTTTAAGCATTTCTTTTTCTATAAACTCTAGTTCTTTTATTTCATGTTCGACTGCATCTAACATACCTGTTTTTTGATTGAGCATATAACCAAAATTTATGGTAGACGTTGCTCGTTTAATGGGTTTCATACCAACTATCTCCTATTTTATATTCACCTGTTAAAGGACACCTCATTTTATAGTGGTCTCCTGCCTTTTCTAAAGCTTCAACTCCAAGCCTACCTACGAAGTCTGCCTGTGATTCTAGTACCTCTATCTGCCACTCATCATGTATGTTAGCTACAAACTTTGCATCTAAATTGTTAAGTCTTATGTTATCCTCTAGAATAACTAAAGCTTTCTTCATGGCTATCGCACCACCACCCTGTAATAAAGTATTAAGGGCTGCATGTTTATGTCTTAAAAGAATCTTACGTCCGTCTAACCCTTTGAGATAGCCCTTTTCCGCAGCTCTGTCAACTCGTTCCTTAAGAGTTCTAAGTGTTGGTAGACCAGTAAGAAACCGTTCTCGCAATCGCTTACCGTCTGCTCTATTTCCTTTAATGATGCTTCCAATTTTTTCATCTCCTGCCCCGTAAATGAGTGCATAGATGAAAGTTTTTGCCTCATCTCTTGATTTAAGTCCAGCAAACTGTTGGTTAGCTGTGTGAATATCCCCGTTGATAATTTCATTTATGTAATCCTCGTCAGCCATATAGTGTGCCAACAATCTAAGTTCTAATCCACTTGCATCTATACCTACAAGCTTGTAACCTTTTGGTACAATCCAACATGACCTACATTCTTTACCATACGGACTGTAAACAGCCGGTACTTGTGCCATGTTTGGACCTCTGTGAGCCATACGACCCGTGATAGCACCAGTACAAATCACTGAGCCATGTACTCTACCATCATCTTTGACTGCATCTATCCACGAATGAACCTGTGCTAATCTTTTCTGATACAAAAGAAAGTCTGCTATAAGCTGTGCTTCTTTTATGTGAGTAATTTTCTTGAGTGTATTCTCATCTACGATAGCTTGACCAGTAGGTGTAAAGTTATTAGGCTTCCAACCTAACTCCTGTAACCTTTGTCCTATTTGTTTTCTAGAACCTAGGTTAAATTCTTGGAGTGTCTTCCTCATGAAAGGTTTTCTTTCAAGCGTACCATCTATTATATCAGAGTACTCCTGTTCTGTCAATCCCTGTTTGGAAAGTTTACCATCTTTTTTTAGTTTAGGTTTAATCATTTTGTCATCAACCCATATAGGCTTGAATGTTTCATGCACCTTGTTCTCTGTTTCCTGTAGCTTAAAGCTAAGTTCGGATGCTAAGAACATTGCTTCTTCATCATTAAATAAGAACCCGTTTCTCTTTTGTTGTTCAAGTATATGTGTAACTTTATGTTCTAACTTTATACATTCTTTTGAAAATCCTAAAGATTCTTTTTTCAAATAATTAAATAATTTATAATTTATATCTACATCTCTTTCACAATAGGATAACATCTCCTTTGTAAACGCAGACCACTCAGGAGAATCTTTCTTAGGTAGTCCTAGTTTTGGACCCCACTTACCTATGCTGTGTCCACCCTCTCTTGTAGGGTTTAGTAGCCTAGATAAAACAAGTGTATCTATTACTTTGTCTGACTGATATAAATCTATACCAGTAAGTTTCTTGATTACAGGTATGTCATAACCTAAGATGTTATGTCCTATAAGCCTGTCTGCTTTCTGTAAGAACTTGATGCCTTCCTGTAAAGTGTCTTCGTAGAAGTGATGAAACTTACCATGTTCATCTTGTGCTACGAGACACCATATAACTGAAGGGTCTAGTCCGTCTGTTTCTATGTCAAATACTAACTGCATATGTTCTCCTTTAAAATGGTATGATGTCTTCGGCTTTAGAGTTTAAGATTTCTAAGTCCTCATACTCAGCAAGTCTACCTGTTTCTTTATCGTACACCAAGGAACAAGCCATACCTACATCTCCTGTATACCTTGACTTAAGGATACGAAGTCTTGTTGTTCGTGATTCTAAATCATCGTCTGATTGTTGGTTTCTTTCTAAGGCTATGACACAATCTGATAGCTGTGCAATACTGTTAGAGCCACGAAGGTGTGATAGACTTACACTTACACCGTTCTCATGACCCTTATTACCCTCAATCCTACGAAGATGAGAGACAAGAATTATACCAGCACCTGTTTCTTCTACCATACTACGAAGTCTGTGCATGATACTGTCAATAGCTTTTCGTTCATCACCATCAAGCATAGAACTAACAAGCATATGTAGATGGTCAACAACTACCCACTTACAATCACAACCAACGATAAGATATCTAAGCTTTGCAAAGATAGCATCAATGTCGTTAGCCCCGAAGTGAGCATGAATAAACACCCTGTCATTACTAAATACTTTATCAAACATACTTGTTAGTTTAGCTTCACCATACTCGTCACGAACAGTATCAATAAATAGTTTATCGTTAGCTTCGATAGAAAGTATGCCGTCAACTGTACGTTTCCAGTCTTCTTCCAAGGCTATGATACCCACGTTGTCTTCTGTTTGATTGATAAGCCAATGCTCTATCTCTCTTGTGATACTAGACTTGCCTAAACCTGTGCCTCCTGTTAGGGTTACAAGCTCACCTGCTCTAAGACCTAAGAGCTTTTTGTTTAGTCCTTCCCAAGGATAGGATACACTTTGCTTACGCTCTCTGTTAAGGAAGTCTTTTTGTTTCTCTGATACCCTGATGATACCTGTTGGTGTATAGACTTGAGCATCCCACCAAGACCTTGTAAAGTCTTGATGCTTACCCTTGTTGAGCATCTCGTTAGGGTCTTTGTAGCCATTAGGAAGCGTAACAATCTTTGCTTTTCCGGGCTTGATAATACTCGCAACTTCTTGAGAAGCTTTTATACCTGCCTTGTCATTGTCAAAACAGATAACAACATTGTCAAAACTTTCTACATACTCTAGGCTTTCTTTAACATCTTTGACAGCTGAAGCTGCACCACGTTTGATAGAGACTACTGCCCACTTACTGCCTAGTAACTCGTACCCTGCCATAGCATCACACTCACCCTCTACAATCGTAAGATATTTACCACCTTCTTTAAATAAGTTCTGCCCAAACAACCCTGTGTCTTGTAAGCTACCCTCAAACTTAAAGTTTTTATCTCTTATGTATCTAATCTTTGTAGCACAATGCTCATTGTTTATATAGAAAGGATAGTGATGCTGGGCTAATTGACCAGACGAATCGTATACAACTTTAACTCCATACTTTTCTGCTGTTTCTTTACATATATTTCTGTCGGTTAGTTTAGCAAACACACCACCATGTGCATTGAGTTGCTTGATAGGTGTAGGTGTTGGTTGTTGTTGTATATATTTTTCCATTGATGTTACGTTTCCCTCATAGTTAGAATAGAATTTGTCACAGCTAAAACATTTTGCAGAGCCATCAGCGTTTACCGATACTGCATCTTTGCTACCACAGTCGTGACAAGGCACGTGGTATTTTATAAATTTACTTTGTTCTTTCATGTTTACCCTCTTGTAAAATAGAAAAGCCACCCTGTTTCGAGAGTGGCTTTAGTTGGAGATACGAAAAGTTAATTATGATTCTTCGGTAGAAGCATCCTCATCAACTGTTTCTTCTTCAGACTCGACCACTGCTTCAGGAGTATCCTTCAAGAGGGTTTCAAGATTCCCCCTGTGAGTAGCACTAGCAAAGTTTAAAGCTTCTGTGATGACCTCAAGCTGAGAGACTTTACTAATTGTAACATTAGCATTGGCTCTTATACCGTCATCTTTAATCTTAGTAACATCATAAGACATTACATCCTCATCATTTTTAATAGTAATAATCATACTAAAATTCCTCACCGTCACCAAACGGATTAAGTTCAGAACCGTCTTGAGTTTTAAGTGCTACTAAATCAATAACCTGCATAGCTTGGAAGTCCAAACCTTTAAAGCTACCGTATTTATTATCAACTTCCCACTCGTTGTATTGAACTTTAACATGAGAACCATTACCGACTACGGAGTCGAGAGTGTTTTTCTCTTTATCAAAAAGTTTAGGTGCAGTTCTGACCATGCCATTTGCTCCATTTACTTTTCTCTTTACTGTTAACGCTCTACCTACAGATGTTTGACCACCATTCTCATCCTTAATGGATAAGTCTTTTACTTTAAAGCCTCTTGCTTCAAAGTTGTTAGCAACTTCATCATCTACTACCACATCCACTGTATACACAGGCTCAAACGTAGTGTTTGGTGTTGTTACCGAAGCCCAATAAGCTTTTCCTTCTAATACTGCCATATAATTTCTCCTTTGTTGGCTGTTTAACTGAGGGTATTATACCCTATTCCTTCTTCAATGTCAAGCACTATATCATCTAAAGTGCACATACTTTCATCGCAAAGCCTTACATAATACATGTCGGCTTCCCATCTTGTTTCGTATGCTACTTTATTCTCATACATTTCTTGACCATTGTCTTCTATCCAACAAATAAATTTTCTGTATTCATCTGCTGTCATTTTCATAAATCCTATTTCGTCCATAGTAAATGTACTCCTATAGTAATTACTATCAAGGTTAATAAATCTATTATAAATAATGCTTCTCCTACACTCATCTTGTTAATCTCCTTTGATTAATATATTCTTTTATTAAATTCTTTATGTTTTTATTTCTCCAAGACTTAAATGTTTCTTGAAAGTCTTTGTATCTTAAACACTCATCACAGTACTCACCATACTGTCGCATGATATACATATCTACCCTTCTTAGCTTTGGCATATCAATCTACAAAACTTTTAAAAGACATGTAAGGTGTCTCAACATGTTCGATAGGCATCCATTCTACCATATCCTTAACCATTTGTAAAGTCAAACCTGTGCCTATAGTTTCTCCTTCTGCATCAGAACCTAGTAGTAATCCATTACCTGCTAAGACTCTACTGTTTATAGAAAAGAATCTATTATCTGTTACATACAAGCCCTCATCATCTACATAGAGTACCTCTACGTTGTCCAAGTAAACACAATCAAAAGTATTACAATCTACAAGACTATATATTTCTTTAAAGTCTCCTTTATATTCTACTTCTTTTATTGTTTGTTCTTTTGGGTTTATTAGTATTGCTTTCATATTGCTGTTGTCTCCTTAAAAAATAAATCTTCTGCTATAAACTGTAATATCTCATCTCTATCATCATCAACATGAAGACTATAGAAGTGTGCTATATCGTTTATTCTTTCTTGTACTCCTCTATCCTCTAGGTTATCTAGCTCTATTACTTGTTCATGTAAAGCTTCTAACCTATTATTGTTATGTATGTCACTCATCATCTTTCTCCTCAGTAAAATCTATTATAAACTTCTCATCTAAAAATTCTTTAGATACTCCGTCTTGTTCAAGTTTATCTCTAAGAAGTTTAGCCAATTCATTATTTGTTATATTCATATTAATCTACCTTTATTATTAAACCATTAGACATAGTAACCTCTGCAAAGAACTCTCTAGTACCTGTTCCTTCAGGTAGGCAAGGTCTATTACATCCTATAAATTTACCGTCACTTTCATATTGGTCACCGAACATAGAAGTTTCAGTATACTTTAGTGGGTTGCCTATGTTTTCTTTCATTTGTTTTCTACTCTCGTAATTAAATATCATCATTGTTATATCTCCTTATGCTGTATGAACTACAAAGCCTGACATATCTTGTCTTGCTTTACCTTTTGCTTTGAGACCAACAACAACATTAGGTTTATCAAAGAACCTCATGTCTGTTTCGTCTCCATTAACTACCTCTCTACCTTTAAAATAGATAGGCATATCACCACTAAATACTACTGCTATGTTATAAGCTAACTTGTCGAACCAGTTGGCGTATCCCATGTTAGCATTACTGTAGCTCCATGTCAAGTGATAGTTTGTTATATGTTTTACTTTCCTAGTAGGTATCTTAGTGTAGTCATAGAACTGTACATCAGGAAACATCTCAAAAATATTCTTGTCATCTATCTTGATAGTCTCCCATTGTATATCACTAGTACCATTCAGTCGTAGGCAAGGAAGCTTATCTTTTTTCTTACAGTAATTAACAAACTTTGTAATGTCTGTAACCAAGTAGGACATGAAGATATCTCTAGCTTCTAAGTACAATTTAGTCTTACGTTTTCTCGCTTCTTGTATGACATTAGTGGTTTCACCCTTCTTCATAATGCCACCTCTACCTGCTGTATTAAGACAGGCTTCCTTGCACCCAGCAATGTCCTGATACGGACAAATCTTGGTACTGATTGGATGTAAATGTAATATAGCTGTCAAGTAATCTTGATAAACTTTATTACTTTTCTGTATCTTAGGATTACTAAAACTTAGTAGGTTATAACTCATCAGACTCCTCCTCTAACTCATTTAAAAATTCATCTACCCTTGTTGCTACCCAATCTGGTACGTCTCCTATATTTTCTTCAGTACCATCTTCCCAAACAATACCTATGTTCCATGCTGTTATTTTCATTAGTATCTCCCTGTATGTAAAAGTTCCTCAACCATACTAGATAGTATAGTCTTTAATGCTTCTAAGTCTTTTGCTTCTCTGATAGCTACCCTATAGTCCCCACCCTCCCCAAATTGGAGGGCGTTTTCTAACAAACTATTTACTTCTCTTTCAATCTCATGTGTAAAATCTATATTCATTTGACAAACTTCTCAGTAAGCTGGGCTATCAACTCACTAGATTCAAAGTCTCCACCCATAGTTACTAAGCCTATCTCATCTCTAATACTTTGCTTAATTTTTGTAGGGAAGTGAAAGTATATAGATACTTTATCTTTATTATATTTATTAAAAGTTAATTGAGTATCATTATAATAATTATTATATTGACTAGTACCTTCTGTACCACCAGCATACTCATCATTATAAAACTTTACTTGTTCTTCTAGCTCAGTATTTAAATCACTCATCTTATCACACAATACTTTTTGGTCTAGTTCATAATCTTCTAAAGCATTTAACATATTCTTTATCTTTACTTTTGCATTACTACTTTCATAGTTCTCATTAAACGCATCAGTCTTGTTTGCTTCATACATATTACATATCAATCTCTCTATTATCTCTCTATCACATACTCTCATTGGCTTTGCCATAATTCTATCTCCATTAAGTTGAATTAAATGGGTACTTTAAAGTGATACCCAGCACTATATTCTATCTTTGGAACAAAGAAACACTATAGAATAAAGTCTCTTTTACTCTAACAGTAAACCTATGCCAAGCACTATTTACATATCTTTCATAATCATCTACAACTTGCATTGTATCTTCGACATCAAAGTTATCTGCAACCTCTAAGACTTGCATACCTTTGTTGCTCTCTCCAAGTCTAACCTTTCTTTTAAACCACAATGGAAAGATAGCATCATCAAGTTGTTGATAAGCTGATACCTTAGCTTTATGAAATCCAAAGAATGTAATGCCTTTAGTTCTCTCAGTTCTTTCTTTTACAGCCCTTACCCTTAAAACATTTATACCTTGTTCTGTCGAATGTAACCATAGTCTTTGAACACTATGTGGTGCTGTATCAATTCTTCTTGTAGTTTTACTACCTCTAATTGTGTAAGTTGTCTTACTCATGTTCGTCTCCATTTTATTATTATTAATATTAGGTGGGTAGTTTTGATAAGTGATACCCACACTCTTTCAGGCTGTTGCTCGGTTTATAATTGTATAGTTTATCCTGATTGCACAGTTTACTTTACGATTTAACAGTAATCCCTAGAGACCAAGTGATATTATTTTGTGTGCTTTAGTTGTAGCACCTCTGTTACTTGGTGTCCTTTCCTTTAATTTTAAGCGTACTTTACTTTACCTGCTTCCTTTTCATTAAGGAATAAAGTTATTTTACTTTCGACTGTAATCATGTCACCTGTTTCGGTGTTAAATTCCTCGTTATGAAAGATTACATCTCTAACATAAAAGTCAGCTACCAGTCTTGTTTTACTCATCTCAATCTTTTTTACTTTGTGTAAATTAATATCCATATTTAATCCTATTGTTTTAGCCTTATTAAGCTAGTTAGTTGATTGCCCCAACACAATAACAAATCCGAATCGGTTTGTCAAGAGGAATAGGGCGTATAAATTTAATGTATGACTTTTAAATCGGGTTTATGATTAAAAGGATTCTCTAAAATCTCTAAAGATACATCAGCCTGAGCCACTACACTTGTAAATTCTATTACTAAGTTTATTAAATCTTTCTTAGTTAATCCATGATGTAGTAACTCATCAAAAGTTTCATAACCTTCTTCGTCTACCATAGTTTCACACGCTTCTATAAATTTAAAATATTCTACTACTGTCATATGTTTACTCCTTTAAGTAGTTTATTATTTGTAATAAATTATCATCTTCATTAATATAATTATGAAATATTAATGATTCTCTCAGCTCTCCGATAAAATCTTTAACATAAGATTTATCTGTTCTAGCTTCAAAATCATCATTAATATAGTTAGTTTTTTCTCTAACAAATTCTACTAAACCCTGTAAAACTTGTAATTCTTTTGCGTTAGGCATAGCCATAGTTTACTCCTTATATTTTTACTATGTTCCAAACAGTTCCCTGTTCCATAGATGTCTTGTTTAAAAAATCAAAGGTAGAGAAAACCTTTACCCAACCTCGTCTGCCTTGATACATCATAGACCTATCCTCTCTGAGAT